GTAGTTAAACAAGCGAAGTACTGGAATAATGTACCAGTAATTAATAAATGTCATTTCTCTTGGTATTGTGATGGCAAATCTGACAATCCTAGAAATAAAAGTTCGTGGGAGAATTCTATAAACATAGCCCGCAACCTTTTACTTTATACCATTGAAGATTTCACGTTAGGTTCAACACACTATCATACTAAAGATGTAAATCCGAAATGGTCTAAAGAGATGAAAAAAGCAACAATTATAGGGAGTCATATTTTTTATGAATGATTTTTATGAAGGTCTTGATAATAATAAAAAACTATCTATTATAGCTGGACCTTGTGTATTTGAAAATTCTAGCCTTGCTGTTGACATTGCTACTTCTTTATCGGAAACGTGTAAGAAGTACGATGTCAATTTTTGTTTTAAAATGAGTTTTGATAAAGCTAATCGTACTTCTAGTAAAGGCTATCGAGGCCAAGGTATCGATCTTGCTATGAATGTATTTGATCATATCGAAACAGAACTGGGCATCCCTACTATAACAGATGTACACGATTCTTGGCAAGCCGAGATTATTAATACATCTATCATTCAAATACCAGCCTTTCTATGTAGACAAACTGACTTATTAGAAACAGCCGCTAAGACAGGCAAACCAGTTAATGTTAAAAAAGGTCAATTTCTTTCTCCATGGGAAATGAAGAATGTGGTTGACAAGATAGAGAATTTAGGTTATAATAGAGTCATAGTAACAGAACGTGGTACTACATTCGGCTATAATAATTTAGTCGTTGATATGAGATCATTGGAGATTATGAAAGATGGAAGTAGTAACGGTAATTCCTATCCTATTGTTATCGATTGTACTCATGCCGTTCAGCACCCTGGCGGAGGTGGTGATAAGAGCGGCGGGGACGGTAGATTCGCTCCTGTTATAGCTAAAGCAGCCGTAGCAGTGGGTGTTGCTGGTGTCTTCATGGAAGTTCACCCCGACCCTATGTCATCCCCTTCTGACGGCCCTAATATGATTAGACTAGATGATTTTGAAAAGGTTTTAAAACAATTATTAGATATTGATGGAGTTGTTAAATGATTTATGGTAAAGTATGGGGTTCTACAGAGCCTATCTTAGTCACACCCTTTATTGAATTGCACAAGATTACAACTAATCCTGGCTATCGTTGTTCTGAACATAAACATGAACACAAGTGGAATGGCTTCTATTGTGTCAGCGGACTGATGGATATTAATGTTCGTAAAAATGATTATGATCTAGTCGATACTACATCTTTAAGTCCGGGTATGTTTACTACAGTTAAACCAAACGAGTATCATTGGTTTCATAGTAAAAGTGCTTGTGTTGTATTAGAAATCTATTATCCAGAACCTTTGACTGATGACATTATTAGAACTACTGTAGGTGGTCTTAATGATAATTGATAAAGTCTCTTTCAACCTACACTTAGAAGAATTTGTACTAAGTACAGGCGAATCTTATATTGATGCTATTGTGCATTATTGTTCTACAAATGAAATAGAAATTGAGGTAATCCCTAAGTTATTAAATAAAGTTATCCGTTCTAAAATTGAAGCCGAAGCTAGTAATCTAAACTTATTAAAAGAAAAACTAAGTTGCTTGCCCGTGTAATGTACTATCCAGGCTATAATGCGTATAAAACATATGTCGCATTAAAGAATCATTTTAAGTCGGATAGTTATGATTATTTTAAGTACAAGGGGAAGGCGAGAGTAAAAGAAGAAACTTTTCTAAAACGTAAAGATAAGTTCTTTTTTGAGAAATTAGAAAATAAATATAAAGAGGACTTAGTTGATTTTTTTGTATCTAACATGGTGACTGACCAATCTGCTTGGGTGGGTTCTATGGTAGGTGATAAGGCCGAACGAGTGTTTAATGATTGGAAGAAAAGAAAACAATCGTTGAAGTATTCATTCAGAGAAGATATGATATCAATTAGAGATTATATGGATAAGAATGATATTACGTTTGATAACATTTTTACTTGTGTAGATGATCAACATCCGATTATTCTGAAACTATTAATAGCGGAAGAGATATCAATAGAGTCCTTTATTATACTAGATAGAGTATTGAATTTTATTCGTCATATCAATCATTTTTTACTTGACGAATACATCTGGTTAGAGTATAATAAGAAGGTGAAGAAGTATTCACCCTTCGTAGTAACTGATAGAAAGGAGTACCTAACGGTAATGAAGAATGTTTTTGTTTAAGTCGAATCAAGTTGTATTAAGTCGTATTAAGTCGAACCAAGGAGAATAATAAATGTCAAGTTTTGCAAATCTAAAGAAGTCCCGTAAGACCTCTCTCGACAGTCTAGTTAAGGCCGCAGAGAAGTTAACCACTCGTACCGATAATGGTCGTGATAATCGACTATGGAAGCCAGAGGTAGATAAGTCTGGTAATGGTTATGCGGTTCTTCGTTTCTTACCTGCCCCTAGCGGTGAAGATGTTCCATGGGTTAAGTACTACGATCATGGCTTTAAAGACATTGGTGGTTGGTATATTGAGAATTCCCGTACTTCACTGGGTGCTGGTGAGAAGGATCCTTTGTCTGAACACAATTCTATGTTATGGAATTCAGGCATCGAGGGTAATAAGGATATTGCGCGTAAGCAGAAGCGCCGTCTGAAGTATGTCTCAAATATTCTAGTTGTAAAGGATCCTGCTAATCCTAGCAATGAGGGTAAGGTCTTTTTGTATCAGTATGGTGCTAAGATCTTTGAGAAGCTTCAGAATGCTATGCAGCCTGAGTTTGAAGATGAAACACCAGTAAACCCATTTGATTTATGGGAAGGTGCTAACTTCAAGCTAAAGATTCGTAATTATGAGGGTTATCGTAATTATGATAAGTCAGAGTTCGAAACAGCATCACCAGTAGATGGAGATGATGATCGACTTGAGGAGATTTGGAATACTCAATATTCATTAGTTGAGTTTCTAGACCCTAAGAACTTCAAGTCTTATGCTGAACTACAAGCAAGGTTAAATCATGTATTAGGTCTTGAGAATAAGCCTGACCTAAGGGTTGTTACCGCAGCACCAGAAGCACGGTCTGCACCGGCTGTAGAAGCTGATAGTGTTCCATGGAGTACTGATGATGATGATGAAAGTCTTTCGTTCTTCAAGAAGTTGGCGGATGACGATTAAATAGAAAGGAGATATATAAAGTTTAAGGTTATATTTTTCATTGCTTATAGAGGGGGCTTTTTAGCTCCCTCTTTTTTTATGTGTATCAACCCAAAGCACCAAATCTAGTTAGGTGGGCATAGGCCGCGCGATTTTCTTCATTCATAGAATATAGGCTAATATTGGAATCGGATTTTACAGTATTATTATTAACAGTAGTTCCGCTTGCCGCGGCAGCAGACTGGGGTCCGCCTCCATTATTCATCATTATAACATTCATGGCCGCCGAGTCCTGACCAGCCGAAGCCTTCTTCACTAACGTTGCAGTTTCTTCGTCTGATGACGGCGTTTTGATCACTGAGCTACTGATTTGGCTCTTTTTAATATTGAGTTGCTTTAGTTTTTCTTGTAGAGCCGCTATTTTTGCGTTACCTCTTTCTATTTCCTTTTCATAATTGCCTGTTATATTCAACTTTGCTATTTTATCAGGATCCGCACCAGTCATGCCCATTTCGCCGATCCGGCGGTCTATCATGACCTTATCAGATTTTTCCAAACGGGTCACGCCCTTCTGCTTTTCCTCGATCTCTGAGGATACGGCCGCGATCTCCGCTGCCAATTTCTTGGCCGCGAATTCCGGATCAGCACTAGGTAAAATAGAAGGCTTTCTATTATTGGCCCCGAAAATTCCAGTAAACTCGTTCTTACCGACCATACCAGCCGTGGTCATTATGGCGGGTGCACCCGTATCACCCATTAAGGCTTCAGCAGTATCACCTTGAAGTAGCCTAAGAGTTTCTCGCGCTAAATTTCTACCAACGATAGCGCCTATAATTGGATTTAGTCCCTGCGGAGTACCTTTCAAAGCCCCTTTGGCGATTGCTTTGATCTGTTTTTCAACATCGTTTCTACTAGTCGCTTCTATATTCTTTATTTGTTGTATTTGCTCTTGTGTTAATCCGGGATTGCCACGCGCGGTCAAGCCTTCTTGAAGTGAGTCTACGCCTTCATCAATTCTTTCACTCTGGAGCGCGATTGCTTTTTCTGATCCAGACATTTTTGACTTGGTTGTAGTAGCATGTTTATTAGCCCACTCTAGCAATGAATCTGGAATAGCCCAGTCCGGCATAGACTGTATAATATCAGCAATACCCCTTGAAAAGGCTGCTGTAATAGTATCCCATAGATTGCTTAATCCTTTAGTAAAATTTTCTTTATCTGCATCGCTCAAAGAGAGAAATCCTATTACAGCACCCACTAAACCACCCAGCACACCGCCTAGAACAGTACCAACGACAGGAACTACACTTCCCAACATTGCCCCCATCATCGCATATTCGCTGGCTGACCCGAGTACTCCTAGGGCCGCACCTTCCATTAACTTTAATGATTCACCCACTTTATTCTTGGCGTCCTCATCTAATCCTGTATAAATTATAGCACCAGTAATAGCCGCCGCGGCTAGCACTGCCATCCCTATCAAACCACCTTTACCTTTCACCGTTCCCATAAGCTTAGACATGAAACTTTTTTGGACAGCTAGGCCTTCCGCACTTGTACGAAAGATGGCGCCTAGACCTCTTCCCATGGCACCGATGCCCTTAAAGATCAAAGCAGGAAACAATGCTCCTACAATACCGAGCGCACCAAACGCACCTATAATTCCATCTCGAAGATATCCCTTTACTTTTGAACCTAATGTTTGTTCACTTCCAGTATCGTCCCCAGTTTCTTTTAAACCTATCGCATCAGCTAAAGCAGTACCCAAATATTTAAAACCAGAATATATAGCACCTACTCTCCATCCAAAAATACCAGTAACAAACAGATTATCCCAATCGAGTGATCCAATGAGTCCCTTGGCTATCTTTTGTAGAAATTCATTATTCACCACATCCGTTACAGCACCTGTT